ACGCGAACACGGTGACCGAAATATCGGCCGCAGGAGTGGCAGATGATGAAATCTGAAGAGGGACAAGAACGTCCAACATCAGAGTTCCAATATCAAACTCATCTCCTGAGTCTATCTCAGCAAGGAGCGCAGGTGTCGCTCGCTTGATAGAAAAAGACACACCGTTGTTCGTAGAACACGATAAAAGTTGAGCATTGTTCTGCTGCCTTTGAGGGACATTCGCAGCATGAGCCAACGCGGGGGTATCGGTCAGACCATCCGAATGAGGAATCCAGCTGCACGAAAGCAACCCTAAATGAAAAGGGGTTGCATTCAAGCGAACATCAATTTTCAAGTTCGAAAATTGGTACTTGAAATTCGTGAGTTTGGACACAATATTCGGAATGGCCCACAACTCCCGCGGGAAAGAGACAGTGCCAAGATTCGACAAGGACGCATTAGTATGCGACCACGTCAAAGTCTTGACCAAATAGACTCGCTGGAGCAAGTCCGTAATCTCTTGTGACTTATATGGGTTCATAAGGGCCTTGGGGACGGCGACGTCCTCAGTCTTTGAAACCAACAATGGGGCTGATTCGGAGAAAGTGGTCAGTTGAGTCTCATTTCTCACAGGTTCAGCCACAACCTGGTCCGTTACATTTGATTGAATCGATGAACGTGTTCTTTCCTAGACGTGTTGTTCAACACACGTCAGGGCATGGACCTTTTACGCCGGGAGAAATCTCAACCGGCACAAGCCACACAGCGATACGCACCATGGAGGTTCAGAAAACCATGGTGCGCAGGATCACGTGTGGCCCGATTTGTGGCGTTGTTTGGCCAACGCCACGAAAAGCCCCCAATTTAACGTCGAGGGAAGACGGAGTTTGCGCTAGGCCTTACCAAGGCCCGCCGCCGAGCTTTTGTGCAAGCTCAGCGGGCAACGGCTTCTCGCCGCGCGCAGTTGAGTCAACCAACTCGAACGGTTTCGGGTACCACGTTATGCGTGCTTTGTTAAAAGCAAGCACAAGGTGCCCGGACAACTGCTCGTAAAACTCACGTCCATGATGGACAGCATCAAGCATCGCAGAATCAGCGTTGCTAACGATGCTGGCCGTGGCCGTTTGCTTGTCGTTGACCCAGTGTAGCTGGGAAAGGATGACCTCTTTCTTGAGAGGCGCATAAACATGTCCTCCTTCTCTTCTGAAGTTTCTTTTAAGAAATTCCGCTTGTTCGGCAGATATAAACTTCGTCAGTTCAGGACTCTTGTCCGGCATCGTGATATCAATGTCGAACAACATTTTCATGTAATACGCATAAGTAATTTGGTTCCATCCTAACCCGGCTAGGTATGCTGACACAGACCCGATAAAATCATCCGAGTAATTAGCACGAGAGGTGTGCTCATTGGCAAAAGCTGTAATACTCTTGCCACAAGTGTCAGTTTTCGTCTCCAGGATCCAGCAGGCGAGCGAAGCAAGATACATCTTGTCCGCCAACATAGACCCAAACTGAGACGTCCCGAACGTGCCGGAATCCAGTTGATTCCACAGCTCAATCAGCTTATCTTGGCTAATATGAACCGCGTGTATCTTAACTAAGATCCTCGACCAGAACAGGAAAACGAGCTCATCCTTCGTGAGCGACTTAAGCGATGGTTCCGCTATGTCAAACTCACAAGAAAAGAGCGCCCGTTTAACTTCGGAGGCTATCGACCTCAGAACCTTATAGCGTTGCTTGATATCAAATGATCCAATATCAGTAGCCATGACGTTCGGATGTCTTGTAATATACTTCCAAAGCTCCCCCCATTCCGGTGAATGCGGATTTATTCCGACGGCGCACCGTGTTGTACGAAGTTCGTTCTTAATCAACCTAAAAAGGTCCGAGAATAAAGCTTCGTCCAACACGAGGCTGTCCAATTGTCCGGCAAAGAATGTTCGATTCTCGCCAGCAATGACACGCTTTATTGAGCGTTTTTCCATCTTCATATGGTCTGCATATACCGGCAAAGCAATTTTTCGTTGCCTTGCATTTTCAATGATGAATTCAATGTCTTCTAAGAGCTTCTTATTCCACACTTCACGCGTGGTGTGCTCTCCAGGATTATTAACCGCGAAGATCTTCTTTCTGTCCTTCATATCCTGATAGGTGTTATATGGCCACCCCGTCGACGTAGTCAAGTCTATGGGATCCAGATTTAAAAACTGGCTCCCAAAGACAACGTCTTCATACGATGGCACATAATAGCGCCCATTCTTAGGTAATGGGACAAGGTCACTAATGCTGACCAAGGCTAGAAGGCGCTGTGGTTGATCCGCGTAGTTTATCATCCTCTTTGCAAGTGTAAGCAAATAGGGAGACACCTCCTCATCACTGGCTTTAATGTCAGTATCAGGGCTTATTACCCCGGTCCGCTTCCATCTCTCAAGCTCTTTAATCGGAACAAAGGGCCTCGCTGGGGTTGGCAAAACTGTTGAATATATGCCAACCGCCGCAAGGTGTTTCGAAATAGGCGAGATCGATATGGGATTGGATCTGGGCAAACTAACCCCTTTACTGACAGTGCCCAACGACACCCCCGTAGCAACATAGGGCGCCACCAGGCCTTTTCCTTGGCAATCAGATCTCAGTACGACATCTTCGACCGCGTCTTCATCTTTCTCAAATAGGAGCAATGTTTCATGTAGTTTCTCCTGAGTGATCAATGACAAATGCGCGCGGGCTACGATGACCCCAGTGTGACCGCCAAATATAAAGCGACCCAATTTCGGGTTAGCACTCCATCCAACAGCTCCAGAGGAGCCACTCGGTGTACCTTCACTCGACGTGGTCGCAAGATACAAAAGTGGGTCATCGACATCAAAGTCAGCAACAACTAATTCCGCTCGTTCGGCGAAAGGTTGATGCGGTATCCCACTATCGTCGCGATATAATAATCTAAAGTCCTCGACCGGGCCACGCGACATGGCCGCAACATCCTCGTTCTTGATATACAAGCCGATTCGATCCCTTCTAGGTGTAACACCCTTTGGGAACCTAACGACCGATTCCTCAGTCCCGGGATATCTCTCCATTACAATTCTCTTGGATTGAACCCGATCTTAGTGACAGCAGCTCCGCCGCCACTTTGGGTAAGAATACCAGCGAAATGGTCTTCACCTTCTAAAAGCTTCAACGTCCTTTCTTTGACATGCTTTGCCGTAGTGGCATAGCGATCATGGAAAAAATGTATCTGCCCTTGAGAGCAAAGCACCTTACCACTGGCCATCTGCTTAGTTCCGACAACCGTAAAAAGAAATTGCTGTTGGGATAATATGGCACCACGCTCATTCGCTAATTCCGGATTCACCTGCTTAACAGGATAATCCTTGCGAATGCGATCCATCTTAACATCCCATTTCTCAGCCTCAGTGAGCGCTCGCTCATCCTTGGCACGCTTTTCCTTCACACGATTAGTAGTCGAATCTTCGTAGTCCTTACCTTTACCTTGGATGGAAACAAGTTCCTGTTCATTTGGTGTCGCCAACCACACACCGAGTCCTATAAACCCAGCTATGGCTGCAGCAACGCCAATCCCACCAAGAATAAACGCATACCTATGCGTCGAAATAAATTCAATCATCCGTGTTTTCGCACGCTGTATCCCCCAGAGTATAAGTCTCTTCTCAACTTCAAACTTTACAACTCCAGGAAACTCAGCGAGTAAATTCATCAAACGATTAAAACCAGACGCTCCAACCTTATCATCAACCGTTTCTTCGGCTAAGTCATTCACCAGCATTGTCCGGACCATATCAACAGTCCTCTTATGCTCGGCGTCCGACATCTTGCCTCCAACCAATCTCCGATAAATAAACGCAAAGCGTTTGTGTTCTTCAACGAATTCCTCCATCACAGCCATTGTAGCTGCGACATCGGCTTCTACGTACCAATTGGTGTCATTCCACACCGAAAGGAACTGTTCCACAGTCCAAGAGTCGTCCTCGCTTTCCTTCGCGTGTCCGGCTCCCTGCTGCTTAACCCACACCGCTTTTTTCTTCACGGCAATTGCATCTTTCGATTTCGGGTCATTTAGATAATTATTAACTGCTTGTTGACTCGATACCGAATTTGAATCTGCCAACTTCTTAAACATATCGGCAGTATCATCCAAAGTTGCTTTCGCGATCAGTGGTGCAGGCGCGTGTTGCGCTGATGCCCACTTGCTTCGCGTCGCAAGCTCGGATATGCACATCGCCAGGACAGTTAGAGCATCGGTTTTACCGATCACTTGCCCAAACGAATTGCACATAGTTATATTCCACCCCTGGGGATAATCAGGCGAGTCTTTCGACAACACCCTTCTCCCCGGAGCAGCTGTTATTTCTAAACTCATAAAACGACGTCGATAATAAGCATCCTCCGACGTCAGGAGGTGACCACCTTTAAGTTTCGGGTGGCTATTTGAATTCCCGGCCACAACACGAGAAGTGAAATAGGTTCCCTGCTTTCCATCCAAAGCAGCAAACCACAATTGCTTCTTTTCCGTGTTTATGACCTGTATCAACTCTCTTAACGTTCGAGTTTGAGTCAAGGGTTCGCTACTATCAAGTAAGTCGTTATAAACAACATAAGGTTGATTAACGTAGCCATCCCAATGCTCAATCTCTGGATCGCGTGCGAACAGCATAGCTTCAGTAAATTCACTGTCACTTGCTTGCGCACCGTCCCATTTATCTCTGTTCGCGTGAAGCGAACGCATCAACCAACGCGTAAATTCACTCTTTCCACTGCCAGGCGGGCCGTGGATAGTTATGAACAACGGCATTGGTATCTCCGTTCCCGTTTTCTTCACATCCTCAAGGACTATCATCAACTGACCGACGCGATATCGCGCATCAATCAGTGGTTTCAAGTACCTCGGAGGTGCTTTCTCTCTTATCAACTCAGCTTCAACTTTCTTGAGGTTATTATCCGCCTCAACAATAGCATCACGAGCAGTCTTATTCTCAGTCAGGAATTTCCTTAAATGAGGTATGGCATCAAAATCAGCCACTTTCTCAATCAAAGGTAATATTCTCTCAACAACTAACCTCTTTCCTGGCGGTATCCAAACCTCACCAAGGAATCGCTCATAAAACCACTCAATGATAGACTCAATCGCTGGGGTCACACCCTCAGTGATCGTCTTGCCATCTCGCATCATCTGAGCCAAGTTCTTCGCCGTAGCGGCGATTCCAGTCGTTTCCGCAAACTTAACTGGCATTGCCAAAAAGTTAGCAAAGCCTTCAAGTATAGCAGCAAACGCACCAACCGGAATCTCCTCAATGGGCTCCTCAACTTGATCCTTACCCTGCTTCACAGGGCGGTCATCGTCAAGATCACGATAAACCTTACGAGAATGGTCATCCCATTTCTTCGCCAGAGTCTTAATAACCTCAACGACAAGACTGATGATCCCATTTCCCGCAAAATATATACTCAAGGCAGTAAGTGGTAACGTTGCAATTAAGCCACACACCGACATAACCTTACCGAAAGCACTCCTGTTTTCCATCTTTATCAGCCAGTTGACAATACACACCAACACAGTGGCCAACACTAGACTTCCAACAATAACCGGGACATTATGCTTAACCAACCAGCCCCCAATATTCCTCAGGGCATCCATAATGTCATCTCCTCCAACCTGCTTCTTCGCCTCATAATATACGGCGAAACGCTTCATCTCACGACTCAGCATCTCATCCAATCCATCAATCTTATCAAGGTCAAAGTCCCTAACCTTTTGTTTCGGGATTCTAATCCTCGGCGGCGCAGGTCTCTTATCAAATTGTCTGTTCAACCAAGACATGTATTGCCCGCGTTCCATCCTATGATGTTCACGCAAGTAAAAATGCCTCTGTTTAAAGAGATCTTTATGAAATTCAGGTTGTCTTTCGATACGCCTTACTTCCTCCTTGCACACCGCGCACATATTCATATTGTCGCGATCATGCGATCCTGGTACGTGATAAGCACACAGATTGGGCTCAACAGTCCAAAGCAACGAAACATCGATTTTCTTATCTTCGACATTCAATCGCTTGACGAGCTCTCTCTGCTGCCTCTTAATCTTCTCATGAATAGGTTCTTCATCTTCGATCATATCTTCCCAGGACCTAAGCTCAGGCTCACAAAACGGGCACTCTTGTTCACGTGCCTCGTCGGTAGCCTCGCTCAGGCTTTCATCCATCTTGGTTTTGGCCTTAACAGACTCCTCCTTCCGAATCTTATTGTCCTTCTGCTTACGAGCAATTTCAGAATTGCGCTCCTTAACCCTTTCCGCACCAGACTTGCGTCCACTCATGGACGCTTCAGTCTTGCG